GCAGCTCAGCGAGGTAATCCTCGTAGCTGCGGTTCCCGACCTGGGACGGATCCTTCGTGCCAATGCCAAACAGATCGGGCCTTGGTTCCGGACTGACCGACGGGTAAATCGTGGTTGATCGCTGATCGCCCCCCATCGTGTGATACGGGAACTGGTAGCCAGGCGGAAAGTGATCAGGAAATTGACTGGGTTGCGTGGGTGACGGCGCACTCGGGCGCGCAGGCGATGGGGCACTCGGTTGCGGAGATGCGCTCTGCGGCCGGAACGAGTTCCAGTTCGCATTTGGATCCAACCCTTCAAACAGGGGATCGCTCACTCCCCGCAAGGCGTTCCAGTTGGAATCCGCGCCGTATTTCTTGGCAATCGCTTGAAAGTCCGCCATTACTCTTCCCACCAGTAGCTGCCGGTCGGCATCGAATCACCGCCGCCACTGCCGTAGTAGTCCTGCATTCCAGGCCCGACGCCGCTCCCACCGCTCGGATCTGACGGTCCTGAAAAGCCGGGGTTATACCAATTCGGATCGGTGTTCGGATCGAAGCCCCAGTTCCACGACGTCTCCACGCTGGGGCGCAACGGACGCCCACTCGGATCGCTCACGCCTGGATCCCAGCCTTCAAAGCCGGTCGTCCACTGCGGCGGCAAGCCACCCGTCAACGCACCGCCGCCATACGGCTTATCGCCCTGCACGCCTTGGCTCTGACCATGGCCAAACAGTTTCTTCAACCCATCGACCAGCGCACCCAGTGCATTCCCACCGCCGAGCCCACCAAGCGCGGCGCCCGCTCCACCGGCCATCAGCATCTTCAGCCAGTCCGGAATCCCACCACCGTCCTGTTGCTGCTGAATCGGCGCCGCTGGTCCCAGCTGCCCCAGTGACGTGCCTTCTCTGGCATACGTCGGCAATCCGCGATAGGCCATCTGCGTCACCGCTTGAAACAACGGATTCTGATACTGCGTCCGATTGACTGACTCGGACAGTAGTTGCTGTAACTCGGGAGGCACACTCGCCATCTACATCGCTCCTGCGGCACTCGCGCGATTCATTTGCTCTTGCCAATCTGCCGTTAACGCATCCAGTCGATACAGTGATTCGCGCAACTGGCGGCGCGTCCGTCGCACCGCCTGCGTCTTCCCGTCATCGGTCGGCTCTTCCACCCGCACCAACGGATTCATCCACGAGGCGGTCATCAATGCCTGCTGCACTCGCTGGCGCTTCAAGGCCAGTTTGTGCAACTCCCACTTCATCGGCTCCAAATGGCCATCCGGTCGCGGATCGAACGCATACTGAAAGTCTGACTGGAGAATGGGTGACTGCTCCGGAATGACGATCAGCCCATCGGCCGATTCGTAATACCGCAATCCCTGCTTGACCGTCAGCGTCCGGCGACCCTTACCCAGCACACACCCGCAGAGAAATTCAAAGTTCGGTCGCTGCTTGACGTATTCAAACTCAGTCGCCAGATGGATGCCGTAGATGTGCAGTTCGCGGCAGCCTTCCATGACCGCTTGGGCAATCATCCAGGCGGGCGACGAGGTGAAGTAGCGTCCGAAATACTCCTCAATCTGCGCCTTGGGAAACGGCCGCGCATGTGCCCAGTCTTTCGCCGCGTCACACTGCGTCCGATAGTCCGGATGCAAATAGACGGGAATCGTCTGCGCGCCGAGCCATTGGAGATGTTCTTTCGGCCGCGCGTAATAGCCGGCTGGAATCTGATGGGCAAAGACCGGCCCTTCGATGTGGATGAACTTGTTGATCGGGTGGAAATCGAACCACCGATCCGCCCGCTGAAAGCCATTGATCCGATACGCGTCGTTCAACGACCAGATCGACAGCGCGGTATCCGTCCACGGTGTCATGTCCCACGAACCCGCCGTGCCAACAATTGCTACACGCTCACTCAAAGTGCCCACTCACTGTGGCGCCCGCCACGCTGCTTTTGAAATAGGCCCGCCGTCCATCGGCAGCCCGACTCACCGTCAACGGCACCATGGCCGAATTGACGATATCCAACCGAATACTCGGAATGAACCGTGACGGCGCCGAATCCATCCCGTGCTCGACACTGAATTCCGTGTTCGCGACACTGTGCGTGGTGAACTCCGTGGCAAACCATGCCGCGTTCTCGGCCTTGTCGCTGTCCCCGAGCCGAAACTGTTTCATCGCCTCTTCGAAACAGTTCTGTAGAATCTTGCGATCGCCCTGATCGCTCAGACCGTTCAACAACTGCTGGATCAGACCGATGCTCGCCATCTATCCGACTCGGCACGCCCAGAACTTGGTGCCATATAAGGTCGAATCTGACACAATCGAGTTCGTGCTAACGGCCCCATTAAACGCCTGTGCCGTCACGTAGTCCGATGTCGAGGTGGCATAGAACATCGCCGTGACCGACATCGGCACCGGATTGGATCCCGCCGCCACCGTGCTCCCGCCCTGCGCGCCAATCGCCTGTGCATCATTCGCCACGATGCGGATGAAATAGGGACCGGCGGCGCTCTGCTGACTCCATGCCAGATTCAATCCGACGAGATACAAGCCTGAACTGGCCGAGAAAGTAATCCGTGACGAGTTCACGGACGTCGAATGCATGCTGGAACCGTCGCGTGTCTCGGTATTCCAGACCAAGCCCGTGAACGTATTCGACGGGATATCCTGCACGAGACTGTGCGACAGATGACAGACCGTCGCCAGAAAGAGATTCGGCGCCGTCACCGTGCCCTGCACCGTGAGATTGCTGGAAACGACCAGACTCGCCACGGTGGAGTTAGACGAATTCAGCGGCGCGGTCCCCTGCAGATAGCCCGCCTCGATCGCGTGGACCTCGTCCTGCAAGTCATTGCCGAATGACGGCTGAATCAGATCGCCGGGATTGATCGTGACGAAGTTCTTGACGGCGTTTGGAAATTGCGCACTCATTCGCTAAAAGCCCTTGACTGAGATTCAGGCACCAAGCCCACATGATAGGAATACAACTTGAACCGCTCCTGACCGGCATAGACCATCTTCAACACGAAGGTGCGTCCATCGGCCGACAGCGGCAACATCTTGTGGAACTGCCGGCGTCCCGACCCGCCAAATCGTGAGATGCCCCAGATCGCCGTGCCCCACTGCGCCAACCCCGCGCCGATGTTGATCGTCTGCGAACCCTGCGAGACGCCATCGACCACGGCTTCAATCGCGAGATCGCCGCTGTGCGGTTCATATTCCCCACGCACATCGACCCAGCGTCCGCGAAAGGCACCCAACGTCAGGCCCGGTCCTTCGTATTCCGCCACGAGATTGGAGCTGTTCGCGGAATAGCCGGTGGCTTCTTCGTAGAGCAGCGCACTGGTCGAATCGGCCCCAAAGAGCCGTCCACGATTCCCCGCCGCGGTTTCCGGCCCATCCCAGATGATGTAGAACGCGATGTTCCGACCGGTCGCCGTCCACGCGGTATTGCCCCCACGCGAGCGACTGAGATCCATGATCCATTCGCCCAAGGTGCCCGAGGGATATCGGCGCGGGACGCTGATCCGGACTTCCTTCCGCTTCTGATGGTTCACGCAGGCGATCCGCGCGAGATCGGCACCCGCCGAGTTCTCCACCAGATCGCGCCAACCCGGCTCGAGATCGAATTCCAGCAACTTGTCCGCCGTGCCATCGAAGGCATACACGCCCGTTGCGGAAGCGTGGACCACCGCGTTTTCAATCACCGTCACGGCCCGCGGCCCGAACGCACCGTCCTGTGATCCAATCGTCGGCCGCACCTCGAAATCCAGCGAGGTTTGGCCGATGATCACGAACACCTTCGTGGTGCCAAAGACCAGCAGCGTATCGCCCAGCGGCACCAACGCCTGAATCGCATCCCCGCGCTCAAATGGGATATCGATGAAGAACAGCGCCGGCCATGCCTGCGGCATGAACAACTGGGTGAAATAGATCCGATTCGTCGTCGTGGCCGAGCGAGCCCACCAGCGGTTTTTCCAGATGACGCCAAAGCTCAGCGTCGGCGGCAACGAGTGGTCATCGGGCATCTCATCGTTCGTCGTCCACGCCGATGACGTAATCGTGATCGTGGAGTGCGCCCCCGCCTGCATCGTGAAGGACGAGGCTTTCCGCTTGACCGTTTCCCCAGATGTCTTGTTCCGCGCATACACACAGATCGCATCGACCTGTGCATCGGTGCTGTTGGGGACTTGGAGCTCGATGGCTCCGGTCGAGGTCAGCGACACCGTGGAGAGCGCCGTGGAACCGTTGGATTCAAACGCGAGATCGCGATCTTTGTAGGTGTAGGAGAACTCAAACTCCGACGTGCTCAGCGAACCGCCCGTCTTCGTGCTGGCGGTCGAGGCCACGGTTCCCGGCGCGATGCCAAAGCGCGTCCAACTCGATCCGTTCGTGCTCTTGAAGATGGCCGTTGACGCGCCATCGAAGACCGCTACCAGATCGCGATCGGCGGGGAAAAAGATCTCGTTAGTGGAGAGCCCCGTCAGACTGGGTGTGGTGGATACCCACCCGCCGGTATCGTTCTGGTTGTAAACGCCGCCGCTGAAGGCCACGAGCGTAAACATCGTGGACGCGGCACTGGGGACCGCGGTATTGAGATAGATCCGCGCCCCCCCGCGCAGACGGGAATTGCCCAGACTCGTCGTGGAGAACTGCTCGTAACCGGGACGCACCACCAAAGCGCCCGGTTCTTCCAGCGAGAAATTCACCAACGTCCTGGCGCGTTCAGGTGCCATCAACGTGGGGGAACTCCGCAAATCGACCCCAGCAGACGGACCAATCACCGGCAGCAGTTGATACTGCTTCTGAATGGTCGCCGGCTTGGTCTTCGCGGACTGGGTCGCCATTTAATACCGGCGGTCCCTCGGATTCGCCGGCTCGCGATAGGCCGGCATCGACGGTGCCGGTGCGGGCGGAGGCTCCGGCCGCGGCGTCTCCTCGATGGCCCCGATCGGACGCGGAGTCCGCTGATCGGCGCCAGGGATCACGCTCGGCGCCGGGGCACGATTCGAGGCCGCCGCGGCGGCATTCCCCATCGGATGCGACGGCATCGCGGGCGTGCCCATCGGCGACGGTCCACCCATCGGCGCGATCTGCTGCCCGAACAGCTGCCGCAGAATCATTTCGATGTTGGCACCCGGCATGGGACTGAAGCCCCCGCCCCCGCCGCCCCCGAAACCCGCCGCGCCCGGTGCGGTCAAGAGCGCACTCGGAATCGGGGACGCGGCCCCCACAGTCCGCGGCACGCGCAGACTCAGAATGCGAATCGCTTCCTGCGGCGAAATACCAGTTGTCTGATCGGGTGCCGACGCTTTCGCACCAGGACTCAACGGTGAAAATGAAATACCCAGTTCATCCACGGGAACCACCCATCAAAATGTTCTGGAGCGCACGCTCCACGATGCTGTTGACGTCAATCACATTGCTCGAGCGCTGATCGTTCGGACGCCGCATGCGAGGCGGCCCGCCATATCCCAGCCCAGGAAACGGCACGCCACCCGGCCCATAACCAGAGATGCCCGTATTCCCACCCAGATCCGGCATCGGTTGTGGCATGGTGTGATAGGGATAGCCACCGGCCGGCGGGGGGCGGAGGCTGGTCTGAATATCCGGCCACGCGCCCATCTGCTGTGTGCTCGGTTCGGGTTGATACATCCAGTCGTTATTCATGTGATCCTTTCGGCATCGTCACGGGAATGCCCTGCAAGGCTTCATAGCGTGCCAGTGGCCCCGTGCAGACGCCCCGAAACTTCGGCGCTCTGGTCTTGACATGGGAGACACGACGTTCCCCACATTCAACGCAGATCGGCTGCTCGGTGCCCATATCGTCGGTCTTGAGCACATGTCCGCACGCCATCCTGAGCGTGATCATGTGCGGGGATCATCCTCAATGGGATTCCGCCGCGTCCGGAAGTAATTCCGCACGACCGCAATCACGTTCCCACCCTTCTTCCGCGTGTTCTGCGTGTAGCGCGCGACATAACCGAGAAACTTGTTCATTTGCTCTTGACTCGCATCACGATCCCGTCGCAGCTTCTCCAATTGGTGCGCGGCGAAATGCACATGCGCCTGATCCCACACCCGGAGATCTGACCGGTCCGATCCAAACGGCTCATTGGTGTCGCTCAGCATCGGTGCCGGATTCGCGATATACGGCACGCGCGCCTGAATCGACGCGGACGATCCGGTGCTCGGTGTCGGCCAGAAGCCAAGGTAATGCGCCGAGCCGTCGATGCGCTCATACGTGAGCTGCGGCATCTGCTGCACGGATGACGCCGTGGTCGATGTGCGCCAGCCTGGCTCGTTGTCATCCAGCCACTTGATGCTGCGATGCGGGAGATCGTCCTGTCCCGCCAGCACCGTGACATTGCCGGCCGCGTCGGTATATGCAAACTCAATCGGCGTGGCGGCGAGTCGGACGAAATCCGTCGAGGCGACGTTGAGATCGTATTCCGCGGTCCCGCCCGTCATCACCAAGGTGGACCAGCGGACGAAGCATTCCGTCAGTTCCGCGAACTCGCGCATGCCGCGATTGATAGCCGACTTACGGCGCTCCAGATTAAAGAGTTCCGTTCGGTCATCCGTGCCGAGTTCTTCGTCTAAGCGTGTGCCGTAGAGCGACGAGAAGAGCGTCAATTGCCCCAATACTCCACGGTCATCAGGCCAGCCGTGCTCCCCAGCGTCTTACATCGCGGCGAGATATACGCCAGTGGACCCGTGACCTGATAGACTGCGACAGCGCCGGTGCTCAGCGTGCCGCTCGAGAGCACCGCCCATGGTCCCGTCGAGGTGCGCCCAGTGCGAATCTGATAACTGCCGGTCGAATTCGCATTCCCGTTCGTCTCGATGTAGAACGTGTTCTCGCGGGCGAGGCCATTCACCGCATAGCCCACGCCGTCACCCGTGGATCCCAGGACCGCGCCACCTTCGGCACTCGCGCTGGCCCCGAAACACCACTTGAACCGAGATTCCGCTTGGACCGCCATGTCAATACACCTTGTCTTGAATGCCCATCATCGCCATCTGCCAGGGACTCCCAGTCGCCACCGCGCCGCCACCCCCAGCACCCATGTAGACCACCACCCCCGCTAACCACCGGGTGGAGGTATTCATCGAGTGCATCGGGTTTTGCTGCAGCGAGGAGTTGAGGCTGTAGATCACATTCAGCACTTGATTCGCATTGGTCGGATCCACGGTCGTCAGATACTTGGCCGGCCCCCCGGCCCCAACCGTGGAGTTGAACGTCGCCGTCGAGTTATTGATCGCGGCACAGACGAACACGGCCGGCGTGCTGGACGCCGTGACCGCTCCTGCCAGTGGTCCCGTGCTCGTGCCATTCGCGACCGCCGTCGATCCGCTCGTGAACGGTCCACCGGCCCACTCCATCGCACACAGCGTCAGTCCGGCGGCCGCCGAGGCATTCAGGCTGATCCGATAGGTGCTCGCGGCACGACCCGACGAGAAGTTCAACTTGTCGTGCATCACGAGGTGCGCCTGCGCGTCGGCCGCATTCGACATCGTGGAGTGAATCCGACTCGCATAGCCGGCGGCGTTCACCGGATCCACCAGCGTCGAAAACGGGGCACCGCCACCACTCGCGAAATAACCCGCCGCCAGCATGATCGAATTGCCCGCCGTCACCGCCGACGAGAACAGCACATTGACGGACGAGACGCCGCCCGCCGTGCCGCTCACGAATTGACTCAGGGCAATCGCCATCTAGACAAACCGCGAACTCGTAATCGTTCCGCCCAGCGTCATCGGTTGCGTCAACTTGATGCTGATGCTCGCCTTCTCACCCGCAAACGCCTGAAAGAAATCTCCACCCACCGACGCCGACGGCGGCGGGTTCAGAACGGTGCTGTGCTTGCCCGTTTGTCCCGTGCCGCCATTCCAACGCGCCTGGAGATAGGGTTTCCACACCGTGCTCGGCGCGACTTGGACATCAATCGAAAAGTCCATGTGGGCGCCGGTGCTCGCCCGCTCCGAGGCGACGGGCATATCGAACACTACGGAACCGAATTGCGCATTAGCTGGAATCGTCAGGCCATTCGCGGGAAATCGCAGCGTGGCATTCGTGGATCGTAGAGCGGGCGCGACGACAATTTGTGCCATTTACGGAGCCTTGAAGTAACTCACACCCAACTGCACACCCGACACCGTGGAACCATTCGTCTTGAAGTTCAGCGCGTCACTGGCGCCAGCCGTCCGAAACAGGTAACTGGGCGGTCCCACCGCGAGATTCGCGCCACACGTCGCACTGGACAGTGCGGCCATCGTGACCGGCCACAACAGTGTCCCGTTGGAGGAGAAAAACCCCCAATGGGCCGGCGTCTGATTCGTGCTCGTCAGCGTGTAGGCGGTCACGTAGATGCGCGTATTCGCCCCAGACGAGGCAATCTCCAGCGTCGTGGACGCTAACGCAGACGTGCTCGCAAACGTGGTAATCGAGTCGATCACCTGCCGCACGACGAGCCCCGAGGACCCCGACGAGGGCATCGACGTGCTCTGCAAGTTCTGACCAATCGTGGCCAGCACTGACGTGGAGAAGTTCGCCACGGTGACATTCAGGTCCGCCGCGGTGCTCTGATAGACCGTTACCAGCGCATTCGCTGCGCTGGACCGCATATTCACGGCCCCGGCGAGCGACGACACATTGATCGTGGTCGAGTAATTCGAGAGCTGCACCGCCCACGTCGTGGACGCCTGCGTGACGGTGGCCTGCAGATCGGCGGCGGTCGATTGCCGCACCGTGATCAGCGTGGAGCCAGACGCAGCACCCGCGACGACATTGACGCGGATCGCGTTATTCGCGGAATCCGCGGCGGTGACACTGCCGCCCGAGGAATCCAGCAGCTGGGAGACGCTGACCGTCGTCGAGGCACTGAACGAGCCCGCAATATTCAGGTTGCCCGAGCCGTCGAAATGGAACCCGGCCAGGCCCGCCCAGGACGTGCTGACAGGCGTCACCGTCGCATGCAGATCGGCGGCGGTGCTCTGATAGATCGTGGCGCGCAGATCCGCCTGCGATGACTGCCCGACTCGCACCGCCGTCGAGAAATTCGCGACCGTGACCTGATTGTCCGTGGCGGTCGAGGAGAGGTTCGCACGCACCGTCCACGCGCCCGACTGCGCCGCCGTGACCGGATTATCCGCCGCCGTCGAACTCAAGACCGGCCTGAACGAGAGGTCCACCACCGACGAGGGACCGCCCGCAATCCGCACCGCCATCGCCCATGCCGTGGACGCTGGTGCCGCATTCAACACCGCCGCGAGAGCCAGCGAGGAATTCGGATCGCCGATGCTCAGGATTTCCTGATGCATCACCGATGAATTCCGCGTCTGCGTCACCGTCGCGACTTTGAACGTGACGGTGGACGGCTCGGCTCCGCCGATGTGATTGAAGCTAGCCACGCGGATTCACCGTGAAGCCGTGATAGGCCAGTTCGGTGATGAGGTGTAGTTCGGGATTCGTCACCGTGCTATTCAGGAGGTTCGCGCGCACCAATCGGCAGGCTTCCAAGTGCCGGAACGCATTCTCGGCATGCTTCGGATCGCTCTTGAGTTCGCGGGACAGTTCCTTCCACGCTTCCGGCCGATTGAAGCCCAGCGTTTTGGACGTCTTGCGAACCGCCAATCGAGCGACGGGATACGCTGGATGCGCCAGATACGTCATCGTCCGTGTCACCACGGCACGATCCTCAGTACCGAGCTTGTAGTAACCGCGCATAATCGTGACGAGGCATGACAGCCAGTCCAGCACCATCGCCACGATCGCCCCGAACCCCGAACCCATGACGACACCGCCCTGCCACGCGGGATAGCCGCCCGTCGCTGAAGCGGTCGGCGGGGGCGCCACGACCGTGCTGGAGACTTCCCAGTAGAACGTATGCGCCCACTGGGTCGGCACTAGGTCAACGGCTCCGCACTGATGAACGCTGACGCATTCACGGCCGTCGAAAACAGCCGTGCGCGGATCCGGTAGTCTTTCCCGAGCCGGTGTGAGGTCACATACTGACCGGACTGGCTCGGCGCGGACTTCGGAAAAAAGACGTCCACGCCCGCATTCAGCGCCGTGGACGTCGCCGTTTCACACTGCCATGTGGCGTTGGTATCCGCCCCAAGCACCCAGATGACCCGAAAGTTCTGCTGCTTGCCAACCGCAAAATCCTTCGTGCCCAACTGGGTGGAATCGAGTTCGGCGATTAACGTTGACGTATCCGGTCCAGACACCGGCACATACGTGGAATTGATCGCCGTATTTCCGACGTCGAAGTAGCTCACGGATTACGCAGACCCGCGAGTCGAATCGATATACCGGATGAACCCGCGCACCGTGACGCTATAATTCGACGGCGGATTGACGCCAGAGCTCACAATGCGGAGCGTCGAATTCTCCGTCACCACGTAGCCTTCGTATTCCCCCGGCGTCGGATTCGTCGGCAGCGATACCAGATTGAATCCACCCGTGGACGCGCCGGCCGTGACCGAGGCGATGGTCCCCGCGTTGCCCCCCGGAAAGTCCGCGCTGGTCGATCCGCCCTTGGCCTTGAGCTGCGTCACGTAATTGGACGAATTGGTCGAGGCCGAGACGCCGAGTTCCGTGATGACCCAACGTTCATACGCCGGCACGATCGTCCGTGCAACCAACGTGGTCGATGCGCCAGTCGATCCCGTGACCGGGCCGAGCGAAAAGAGCATCGATTTGGCCCCATAGACAGGGCCGCTAAACCGTGTAATCCCCATGTGTCCTCATCTCAAGCGATCCGGCGGCACTCGTGAGGCCGAGCACCTTGACGGTAAAGGCACCGCCGGATCCAAAGAACCGTCAGTTCAGATCACGCGCCCTGCGTGCCGTAGGTGCCCACCCACGTCCAGGCGCCCACCGAGAAGCGATGCCGCACGGTGAAGATGCGATTCTTCGTGCGCGGATCAATCGCCATCGGCTCGACCGAAATCGGCACGCGCCGATAGAACGTGAGTCCATGCCGCGACTTCGACGCCGCGACGAGGAACCATGCATCCGGATCGGTCAGCCGCGGATTGACGCAGATCTCCCACGACCGACGCGCCTTGATCGGGTTGCGATCGTTGTCGCTCGAGTTGGGGAGTCCCACCGAGTTCAGCAGGCGATCCGCCAGGAACTCGAGTTGCGGCGGGATGTAGAGAATCCAGTCGGTCACGGGCGCCGACAGGTGGCCCGCTTCATCCTTCTGGTCGGTCTGGAGGTCGATCATCGCCTGCGTGAGCGACGTCGCCGACAGATCCGCATCCGTCGCCGGCCGATTACGCGCGGTGCCGCCCCCCTTCAGCGCGTGCGCGGTGCTGAAGAGCGAGACGCCATCCGGCGTGGTTTCCGACGAAAAGCCGTTGTTGAACGGATTCGCGGCGCGGCCTTCCTCGACATAGCGTGCCGAGAACGCCAGCCACTCACCCGCGCGGTTCAGGATGTTCTCCGGATCATCCTCAAGCGCGGTCTGGGTGACTTCGAAGCCAAGGCCGTTTTCCGTGTGGGTGAAGTCCTTCGTGTAGCCCTGACGCAGGGTATCCATGACGAAGGCTTCGCCTTCCGGCTTGGACACCGTATCGCCAAACGGCACGTAGGTGACGACGCGCTCAAACTTCCGATCCGAGGTCTTGATCGAGTAGACGTTCGGGTAGATCTTCGGGAGTTCCTTGAGCTGCCCCTTCATGACGGCCATGAAGGTTTTGTCAACATTATCGTAAAGATCGGGGTTAATGCCTCGTGTCTGTGCCATGTCTTACTCCTTCAGCGGTAGAACGCCAGGTAAGGCGTGGAAGACTGGATGGTTGACCCCTGCCGATACGAGTTCGTCAGGAACCGGAACGTCACCTCACCGCCCGAATCGCCCTGATTGAAGCGCGGATTCAGGCCAGTCACGACGACGCGGTGATCCGACCCGGTGGACGCGCTGAGATCGACATACGCGATGTTGAGCGTCGAGTCCCAATGGAGCGTCTTCGTCAGGCCGACATGCGAGGACTGGAGCGTGCCCGCCTTCGTGACGGCGGTAAACTCCTGCATCGGATTGGCTTCCCAGACCGAGATCGGCGTGCCTTCGACGGCCGTGGAGCCCTGAATGGTTTCCGCCGCGATACCCACGAGATAGAACGTGTTGTCCGCGGTGGAGGCTTTGACGTGTGACGCGTTGGAGGTGTTACCGGCTTCGGTGTAATCCAGCGTCACCGGCCGCCCTGCCATGATCGCCGCCGATGAGACACCGCTCGACACCTGCATTCCGCGGGTGACGAAGGCGCCCCAAGGCGTCCGATACGGGCGGCAGATGTTGCCGGAGCTGAGGGCAAAATCTGTCATGTGAACTCCCCGCGCAAGGCCAGCGCCCGCGCGAACAGAGAAAGACTGTTAGTGGGAGGTTCAGGAAAGGTGCTTGCGCAAGCTGCTGATCCCCTATGACCAGCTCACGCCGCGATGCACTCTTCCGCAGGCAGATCCTGCGCTGGGTCGCATCCCCAGGGTGGCCTTGCGGCCCACGCTTGTGCGGATACAAATCCATCTGCCCAAGCGCGACCAGCAGATAGAAATGATTCAGCCGACGCCCGCCCCGCGCCATCCGGGGAAGAACGCTAGGGCTTGACCGAGATCCCCAGTCAGCAGCCCTAGTTAGTGCCCAATGCGTTCTATATCGTCAGGATAACAAAGACGCCGCCGAAATCAAGATCGCGACAGCATTATGTCGGGTAATACACTCTTCGCCATGGCGACATCCTTGATCGCATGGACGAGAAACGGAATCCCGCTCCGCAAACTGATCCCATCGGCTAAGTGCTTGTGCGCCATCGCCGTATAGTTCCAGTCCTTGAAGAAACTCACCGATGGCCGCGCGAATCGTAACGCCAGCTGCGCCAACCCGCCATACGTGCCAACAAATCCCACAGATCGTGCCAGAACGGCACTCTGGACCGCCAGATTCGTCTCAGGCGTGAGCGAAATCAGGTCCGAGAGCTGCTGGATGCGGGGATGTCCTTTCACCTCGATGTCGAGGTGCTCGTCTGCATGGGTATTACTGTTCAGTAACACCACCGGCCACTGATCGGCAATGTGGCGGATGACTTTGTGCGCGAATTTGATCGTGTGGCCATCATTCGGGAACGTCGCCCGCAGATAAAACCGAACCGCGACGAACTGCTCCGGTAGCTTCACGCCATCGGGCAGGGGTGGCGGCGGGCCAAACCCGAATTGTCCCTGTGGTGCCAGCCAATCAATCCCCCTCTGCCCGTTCCAGAACGGCTCAAAGAGCTGATACATCACGGCCGGGTGCAAGACGTGGTAATGCGTCAGGCCCAATGTCTTCGCGGCGTCTTTAATGACGTCACGATCCCATGCCGTGATCGCAATCTGCTTCTGCAGGCCCGTTTTCATCCCCTGGATGCGGTTCTCCACACGCACTTCCTGCGGCGAACGCATCGCGTAGAGCTCCAGGCCGGTTGGTGTGCCATACCAGACGGCGGCACCGCCTCGAGTAATCGGAATCATCCGATGCGGGTCAATCCCGTCCATCTTCAGCTTCTCGAGGAACGGCAGCCAGTAGAGGGCTTCAAAGCCCACCTCGGAATGCCAGGGACCGACGAGGATGGGTCGCTTAGATCTGAGCAGGAGCCGACGATACGCCGGCCACGTCAGCGCGTGGAAATTCAACCAAGCCCTCTGCGATGAGTTGTTCGGCGCGTGCCCAGTCTTCGGGAGTGTTCAAATCCACTCCCTCGTAGCCGTGGGTGTAAAACGGAGCGACCTTCGTGCCCGAAATGGTTCCGAAGGACTTCACGACGTAGGTATAAGCCATCTCGAGGCTGGCATTCTGGACATACACCTTCGGGAGTGCCTGCGTCGGTGAGGAATGAAACGGCGTGCCGTTGATGGTGCCCTCGATGATCGGTTTGAGACAGCCGCTCTCGATCCGCCACATTTTGCCGGGATGCTGTTTCACGGGTTCAACGGCACGGATGGAATGCACCTCTTGCCGCTTGAACTGCGCATAGGCACGCTGGATCGTCTCAGCCGTTCGGAACGGCGACGTCGGGCGCAGAATCGCGAATGACTCCCATTTGCCAGCGCTGAGATTCAACGCGTAGCGCACCCATCCAATGTCGGGCGAATCGTCCGCCGAGAGATGCGATGGCCTCGGATAATCGACAATAACGCCATCCCAATCCATCGCGATGCCAGATGCCTCAGAATCGTCTGTGCTCACCAGAACGTCTGCAAATACACCGCTCTGCCTTGCCGCCGCAATCGTCCACGCGATGAGCGGATGCCCACCCAGTTCCTTCACGTTCTTGCGAGGGATGCGCTTGGATCCGGCACGAGCGGGAATCAGCGCAATCATCGGTGAACCGCGACGCGGTCATCGAAGACGGGATTGCTGGCTTCCACGAACAGACACTCCGTAATCGCCTGCACCTGATGCACGGCCCCCGGTGGGACGTGATACGCCTCCCCCGCATGCATCTTCACGCTCGTGAAGTTCCCCAGTTCGTCCCGATACGTCACCAGGGCTTCCCCGTCCAAAAGCATGAACGTTTCGTCCTTGCGCTCGTGATACTGCAACGGTCCGCCGTAACCCGCTTTCATCCGGAGCACCTTGCCAATGTAGGAGTCCGCGTGCGCGAACAGCGTTTCCGTTCCCCACGGCTTCGGTCCCAGCTCCTGCAGCGTCACCTTCTCAATGACCGACATACAATTGCCCCGTTACCTGCATCCCCTCGGGTGTGTCATGCCGCCGCATCTTCGCCAACGGCTTGCGCTCGGACTCATACAGCCGCTTCACGCCGTCCCCTTTCGCGAGATGCGCTTTCTTCAGATCCTCACACATCGTCTGTAAGCCCTTTGGCTCCAAGCTGAACGCGTGATCCGTCCCTTTGCTCGCCCTATTCAGCGTGAAGTGCTGCTCGATGATCCGCGCGCCATACGCATACGCGACCAGTGACATCGAGATCCCCGTATCGTGTGAAGACCAGCCAATCACGACGTTGGGATAGCGCGTCCGCATCTCCACGATCGCCAGCAAGTTCAACTCTTCCGCTTTCATCACCGGATACGCCGCCGTGCAGTGCAAGAGCGCCACGCTGGACGTATACCGCAACAGGATATCCAACGCATCATCCACGTCTTCCCAGGAACCCCCACCAGTGGACAGGATGAGCGGCACGCCCAGTAAGGCCACATGCTTCAACAGCGGGATATCGGTCAGCCCACCCGAGGCGATCTTGATGGCTGGCACACCGATGGTCATCAGGAAGTCCGCGGAGCGTTCGTCGAAGGCCGTCGCGAAAAAATCAATGCTGGCCGTCTTAGCGACGGCTCGGCAGGCCAGGTAATCTCTCTCGGTAAACTCAAGCGCACGGCGATGCTCGCCATACGTTCGGCCAAACGAATGCTCATTCTCGTAAGGTGAATCAAGCAGAGCGCGAGAATATAACGCATCGTTATCTCTCTTCTGGAGTTTCACCGCTGACGCCCCACACGCCGCGGCCGTCTGGATCATCGTCCGCGCCGTCTCAAACTTCCCGCCGTGGTTGTGGCCCACTTCCGCAATGACGTAGCAGGGCTCATCGTCTGCAATGCGGTGCCCGTTGATAGTTATTTCGCGCACGGCTGCCCCTGAATCGTCCCAACGAGATTCGACCACGAATATTTATCGTCAATCAGATCTGAACGAAACAACTCACCCGGCCAAGATGTGAGCGAGTCAATGTCGTAAAGACCGATACGCCACCACTGCGAGTCGCTATCGCGATTAGTGAATATCGGCTTGCCGGCGTCTACCGCCGCCCAGAATGTCGTGTTGTTGGCTCTGACAGCCGGCTCGAAGAACATCGCTACTGCAGTAGCCTCGCGAAGCTCTCGCGCGAGCGCATCATCTGCCAGATATCCCAGAACGCGTAGACGGTCTCCGAACACGGATCGTAGGCGTTCGCCCACGGCTGCCGTTTCATCCCACGGGGAGCCTTCATGGATCGCCGTCGAGACCGACACCGTGTAGTCTTCGTCGGTCGCGTCGAGGAGCGCTTTG